GACGTGAAGAAGGTTATTGGTTTTATAATAAGGGTATTCCTACTTATATCTCTGGGACTCATTACATGTACTTGCAGTGGAGCAAGATCGACGTTGGAAATCCAGACTACAGAGAAGCTAACAGACTCTTCTTTTTATTCTGGGAAGCCTGTAAGTCAGATACAAGATGTTACGGAATGTGCTATCTTAAGAACAGACGGAGTGGATTCTCATTCATGGCATCAGGTGAAACAGTTAACCAAGCCACTATATCAGGAGATGCTAGATTCGGTATCCTATCTAAATCAGGTAGTGATGCTAAAAAAATGTTTACCGACAAGGTTGTACCAATTTCCCTTAACTACCCGTTTTTCTTCAAACCCATACAAGATGGTATGGATAGACCGAAAACTGAATTGGCGTATAGGGTTCCTGCTTCTAAGTTAACCAGAAAAGGTATACAAGCAAACGAAGTACGCGAAGAGCTTGAAGGTCTTGATACAACAATTGACTGGAAGAACACCGGTGATAACTCCTATGATGGTGAAAAGCTAAAGCTTTTAGTACATGACGAGAGTGGTAAGTGGGAAAGACCAGACAATATATTAAACAACTGGAGGGTAACTAAAACCTGTTTACGTTTAGGTAGCCGAATTATCGGGAAGTGTTTAATGGGTTCTACATCGAATGCATTAGACAAAGGCGGTGAAAACTTTAAAAAGTTATACAACGATTCCGACGTAACAAAAAGAAATAACAATGGTCAAACAAAGTCTGGTTTATACAGCTTGTTTATACCAATGGAGTGGAACTACGAAGGTTTCATAGATGAGTACGGACAACCAGTGTTCACAACGCCGTCTGAAGAGGTTTTAAGCCCCTTTGGTGACGTTATTGATGTTGGGGTTATAGATTACTGGAATAATGAAGTTGATGGCCTTAAACAAGACCAGGATGCTTTGAATGAATACTACAGACAATTCCCGCGTACAACTGAGCACGCATTTAGGGATGAAACAAAAAGTAGTATATTTAATCTCGCTAAAATCTACGAACAGATTGATTATAACGAGGACTTGCGTAATACTAATATTATAACGCAGGGTAATTTCCAGTGGTCATTAGGTATAAAAGACACAAAAGTAGAGTTTATACCTAGTCCACAAGGGCGTTTTAAGGTATCTTGGGTACCAAACGCTGGTATACAGAATAGACAAAGCACTAAGAATGGTATTAAACACCCAGGCAATGAGCATATGGGTGCATTCGGATGTGATAGTTACGATATTTCAGGAACGACTGACGGCAAGGGTTCCAAAGGCGCACTTCATGGACTGACTAAGTTCAGCATGGAAGATGCTCCACCTAGCACATTCTTTTTAGAATACATTGCTAGGCCTCAAACTGCGGAGATATTTTTTGAAGACGTGCTTATGGCATGTGTCTTCTACGGTATGCCAATACTTGCTGAGAATAACAAGCCTAGACTGCTTTACTACTTTAAACGTAGAGGGTACAGGGGTTATTCGATGAACCGACCTGACAGATTGTGGAACAAGCTTTCTGTAACTGAGAGAGAAATAGGTGGTATACCTAACTCGAGTGAAGACATCAAGCAAGCACACGCTGCTGCTATTGAGATGTACATTGACAAGCATGTCGGAATGAATACAGAGGGTATACACGGTAACATGTATTTTAACGAGACACTGAACGATTGGTCTAAGTTTGATATAAACAACAGGACTAAGTATGATGCAGCTATAAGTTCTGGACTTGCTATAATGGCTTGCCATAAAGATATGTACAGACCACAAGCAGCATTACAGAAAACAAAATTAAATCTCAATATTGCCAAGTTTGGTCAAGAGGGGGAATTATCAAAAATAATAAAATAACCATATGGCTGGATCAGTTGTAAATAGTTTTTTCCCTAGTCAAGTCGCTAGTGACCAAGAAAAGATGTCGCAGGAATACGGCCTCAAGGTTGGTCGTGCTATTCAAAACGAATGGTTCTCTAGCAATTCAGGTACGTCAAGGTTTAGAAGCAATCAAAATACTTTTCACGAATTAAGACTATACGCTCGCGGTGAACAAAGTATACAGAAGTACAAAGATGAACTATCTATTAACGGTGACTTATCCTACCTTAATCTGGACTGGAAGCCCGTACCTATTCTATCTAAATTTGTTGATATTGTAGTTAACGGTATAGCTGATAGAGCATTTGACATTAAAGCATATTCACAGGATCCGTACGGAATAAGCAAACGTACTAAGTACATGGAGTCTATTATCCGTGATATGCAGACAAAAGAGCTTAACGAATATGCTGAACAAGAATTTGGTATTAATCTTTTTGAAAACCAGCCAGACAAGTTACCAGATTCGCAAGAGGAACTAGAGTTGCACATGCAGCTTAGCTATAAGCAGGGCATTGAAATTGCAGAAGAGATTGCTATAAATACTTTACTTGACGGTAATAATTACGATCTTATTAAAAGACGCACTTACCAAGACTTAACAACGCTTGGTATTGCTGCTGTTAAAAATAACTTTAATGAATCAGAGGGTGTAACAATTGATTATGTTGATCCGGCATACATGGTATACTCTTATACAGATTCTCCATATTTTGAAGACATATATTATGTTGGAGAAGTTAAGTGGGTTCCTTTAAATGAGCTTAAGAAGCAATTCCCAGGTCTTAGCGAAGATGAAATGGCTAAAATACAAGCCACAGGGCAGCAGAACTACACGGGAACATTTGATCAATCATTAGGAGACTTTGATCAAAGAGACTCAAATACTGTGCAAATATTATACTTTAACTACAAAACCTATATGAATGAGGTTTATAAAGTTAAGGAAACTGCAACAGGTGCAACTAAAGTTATTGCAAGAGACGACCAGTTTGATCCACCTATTGAGGAGTTTGAATCAGCTTACGGCAAGATGTCACGCTCGCTAGAAGTTTTGTATGAAGGCGTAATGGTTCTTGGAACAAGCACTGTCCTTAAGTGGGAGATGGCTAAAAATATGATGCGTCCTAAGAGCGACTATACTAAAGTTAAAATGAACTATAGTATTACAGCACCTAGAATGTACAAGGGTCGTATAGAATCGATTGTAAGCCGTTGTACTGGCTTTGCTGATATGGTACAGCTTACGCATTTAAAAATGCAGCAGGTGCTACAGAGAATGATGCCAGATGGTGTTTATCTCGATGCAGATGGCCTAGCTGAGATTGATTTAGGCAATGGAACAAACTATAATCCGCAGGAAGCTTTAAACATGTTCTTCCAAACAGGTTCTGTTATTGGTAGATCATTTACTCAAGAGGGCGATATGAACCCTGGTAAAGTGCCTATCCAGCCGTTACAGACTGGTGCAGGTGGTCAGAAGCTACAAACACTTATACAGACGTATAACTATTACTTGCAGATGATTCGTGATGTTACGGGGCTTAATGAAGCGCGTGATGGATCATCGCCGGATGCAAGGGCATTAGTGGGCGTACAAAAATTAGCGGCTGCTAATTCAAACACTGCTACAAGACATATATTAGATTCAGGGTTGTTCTTAACTTCAGAAACAGCAGAAAGCTTATCGCTCCGCATATCTGATATTATAGAGTATCACCCAGCTAAAGAATCATTTATACAAAAAGTTGGTGGCTTTAATGTTGGTATATTAGAAGAACTTAATGATTTGCATTTGCATGACTTTGGTATTTCTATAGAGCTAATGCCTGACGAAGAAGAAAAAGCAATGCTTGAAAACAACATACAAACAGCTTTATCAGCTGGCCTTGTTGATCTTGAAGACGCTATTGATATTCGTGAGGTTAGAAACCTTAAGCTGGCTAATCAGTTGCTCAAACAAAGACGTAAAAAGAAACAAGAGCGCGATCAAGCTATGCAACAAGAAAACATGCAAGCTCAAGCGAACATGAACATGCAAGCCCAACAGCAAGCTGCTCAAACGGAGGTTCAAAAAGATCAAGCACTATTCCAAACTAAGTCACAGCTAGAACAACTGAAAGGTCAAATAGCCACGCAAAAGATCCAGGTTGAAGTTGATGCTAAGAAGCAATTAATGGAATTAGAGTTCCAATATAATATGCAACTTAAAGGAATTGAAGTTGA